ATCGGGATCTGCCGGCCGGTTTTGCCGAGCACCTCCAAAGGCACCGCGTGAGCGAGTATTTCGCCCTTAAATTTATTTATCCGCCCGGGTGTTAGTGTGAAATTTTGCATCGGCATGTGAGGGGTGTCCTGTGATTCAGCGGGGAAAGCATTGCTTCGTCATGGACGCGCCTTGCGGTGTGTCCTCATCGCCGCCGGTCAATGGCCGGGCAGCGCGGGTTAGTCAGCGGGAATTGAATCCCGCTTCAAATTCGTCTTGGTCTGACTTGCCGGAGGAAACGCCAGCGTTGTCGCCGCGGGGCTGCACCGCCGCTCGGATACGGTCGGCTCGCACGAGGTCGCGTTGCGTCCCGTTCACCTTCGGCGCGGCGGCGGTCTCCTTTTGGAATGCACGAATGGCGCGGCCGATTACCGTGGCCGATTCCGAGCCGTTGATCCGCGTCTGGTAGGCAACGTCCTTGGTGGCCAGCCAGCGGCGGAACGGGTTGTTCGGATCGGGAGCCTGGCGCGTCACGTCCACCGCGCCGACGATTTCTCTCCACGCAGGGAACGCGTCCTCCAGTGCTTCGATCTCGCGGCGGCTGGTGTAGGTCGCCAGCATGCTCTCCAGCTTCGCCGGGTCGGCGTCAGCGGCGCCGGTTCCGGTGTAGCCCTGAAGCGCCGCTTCCATCGCCGCGCGTGTCTGTTGCGCTAACTCCGGGAAGTCGCGCTCCATCGCGGCGAACGCGTCCTTCGGGATCTCGACCTTGCGTCCGGCCGGGGTTTGGGCCTGGAAGCCGCTGACCAGCTTTTGCAGATTGCCTATCGTCCCGAACGCCTTCGAAAGCTGCTGGTCGTAGGACGCCGTCTTAGCGGCGGCGGCTCTGACGTCAGCCCAGTCCTTCTCGGTGATCCGGACGTATTTCGTTTCCGGCGCCTTTTCCCGTGGGGTTGCCGCGGGCGCGGGCGTCTCCGGTTTGGCCGGTGGCTTTGCTGCGGGTTTATCGCCCTCGAATCCTGCCCCGAACTCGGCATTCTCGCGAGCGTCGTCTTCAGCCGCTGTCGTGTCGGAGGATTGCTCCGGTGCGGGAGTTTCCTTTTCAGCCATTGTTGGTGTTGCTCCGTTTACGCAGGCGCCTTGCGGTGGCTGCTAGTCTCCGGTCATGTCAGGCCGGTCATCCCCGAGCGCGATGATGTGCTTGAGGGTCTTGATTTCGCCGCGCAGGGACGCGGTTTGGTACTCGGACAACGCCCCGTCGTTGCGCAGGCGCGCGGCGGCGAGCCGGTCGTCGAGGTGGGCACGGAGGCGGAGCCAGAGCGACGATGCCTTGTCGTTGGCGGTGAGCTCGAATGGCTCCATCACAGTCGAAGGATCAACGCCCATGCGAGGAAGGCAATCACGGTGCCACAGAAAGCCCCGCCCAGGATTTCAATCGCGATCATTGCAGACTGCCCCTCACTGCACCGGCCCGGCCTGCGAGAACGCCTGCCCGTTAGCGGCCCTGCCCGGCACCTGAACCGGCGGCTTGGGTGCGCCAGGCGTCCGGTGCTTGCGCATCTCGTGCGCGTTGTTAGCCGCGTTCAGATCCCGCTCGGTCTGTAGCTGCATCGCCGTCTTGGCCAGCGCCGCCTTGGCCTGGTCGAGACTGATCTTCATGCGGTTGGCGTATTCCATCAGAGCGCGCTGGTGCTCCATGTCGATCTGGTGCGCCTTGAGCGTCAGCTCGCCATGCACCCGCTGCTGCTCGATCTGCGCCTTACCGCCCTCGAGGATGTGCGTCATGTCGGCGATCTTCTGCTCCTCGGCCGCGGTCTGCTGGTCAGCCTGCTGCTGCATCACGCCCAACTTCAGTTGCGTGTCGGCGGCGATCTTGGCAACCGTGACGGCCGGTGCCTCGGGCGGCGGAGCAGCGTCGAGTTTCGCCTGTTCCTCCTCCGAATACATCACCTCATCGGGGGAGAGCTTCTTCGATTTGAGGAACAGCCGCGCCCATTTCTTCGGGTCGATTCCATATAACGGATTGGCCGCCATCGCACCCATTTGCGCGATCGACTGGTCCTGAATGGCCCGCTCGACCAGCGCGGCCGAGCCGTGCGCGTCAATCTGGAATTCGCCCTTTTCCTCGTCCGGCACGTCCGGGTCGAGTAGCAGCCACTCGTAGAACTGCCGCACGACCGGCTCGGTGATGTAGTCGTCGAACGCGTAGCCGATCGACCGCAGGAGCTGGTTCGCGTTGTTGTTCTGCAACTGCGCGGCGCCGAACGTATCCGGGGTTGTTGCGCCGCTCTGACCTTGCGCAATCAGCGGGATCGAGGTCGTTTCCTCGGCAAACCGCTCGCCCAGGGTGATGATCTCCATTAGTTGCTGCGTCACGTTGGGGATCTGGATCGCCATGAACGCCTGGCGGACATCCGCAGGGCCGTCGTTGGTCTTCTCCCAAATCTTGTCCGGGGTGATCGTCCACAGCCCGTCGGCGGGCCGGATCGCCGCCATGTCGATGACGAACTGGGATCCCGCAGACTTGCCCGCGTTGTTCAGCAGCGCCCGCAGAGCGGCGTTGGTGACCTTCTGCGGCGTGCGCATCTGCTCGGCGACGCCGACCCCGGCCCAGTGCTGCGCCCTCCGTTGCCAGGGCATCGAGTGATAGGGGAACGATCCGCTGTCGAGCGGGTTGACCGTGGCGCGGACTACGCTGTCGTTGATCAGCGTGACGATGACGTGCATCTCGTCGGGGTTGTCGGTGCCGTCGTCCGAATTCGGTTTGCCGGACGCCTGGTCGATGGCCTGCATCTCGTCGCGGGTGAGCTGACCGTAGAAATACCAGACCGTGTAGCGCCCCTTGTTCTTCCCGCCGCTGTTGCTGCTGCCGCTTTCGGCGAGCCCGGCTTTGTCCGGCCCTTCCTCGATCACCCGGTCGATCTGGTCCGCGATATAGCCGGGCAGCTTCTTCAGGCCGCGCACCTGACGCGAGGACATGAAATCACGCTCGAACACATAGTCGCCGTCGTGGATGTTCTCGCCGCACGCCGGATCGGGGAAGATGTTCCACGGATCGACCCATACCCCGGCCGGGATGATCTTCTCCTTGATCTCCAGATCGACGCCGCCGTCCTTGGCCTCGGTGATCGCCATGACCCGCTTCGAACGGGGCGTGGGCGCCTTGAGTATGCCGACGCCGATCCGGGCCGCGTCCGCGATCACCTTGCGGATTTCCGCGCGATACTGCGTCTCGACCATCCAGTCTGCGATACGGGTTTCCGCCGCTTTGGCGCGTTTACGGGCCATCTCGATCTTCTCGATGGCAAAGTCCTTGACCGTCAGCGGCACGCGCGGAGGCGAAGCGGGCGGCGGCGGCTGTCCCGGTGCCTGTCCCGCCGGTGGCGCTAACTGTCCCGCCGTTTGTCCCGGCGGTTGTCCCGGCAAGGCTGGCGATGCGCCCGGAGGCGGCGCAGCCGATCCCGGCGGCTGTCCCGGAAGCGGTGCGGCGGCAGGCGGCGCCTCGCCAGGAGCCGGTGGCCGGGTCAGCGGCACGCCAAGTCCGCTGTGCAGGACCTGGCTGTCGTCCTCCTTTGCCGCGAGCAGCTCGGGCACAGGCATTTCGGAGAACGAGAACGCCTTGTCGTCGGCGGGCAGCAGGATCTCGCCCAATTTGGCGACCCCGGCATCGACATAGCGCGAGGTCAGCCGGAGGTAGACCGTCGAACGGTTTTCGCCCCCCTTGTTGCGGCGCCCGGTCGTAACGGGACCGTCCATTGACATCGGCTTGGCCCACTTGGCGTCGCTAAACTCGTGCCGGTTGGCGTCGTCAATGCCGAGGTAAGCCTCCTCGCACTCCCGCCACGTTGACTCGATGCCGGACGAGCCACGCGCGCCTTTGGCTTCTTCCCGCTTCTGCGCGATCTGCACACCGATAGCGGCCAGCAGGGACGGCGGCGCGTCGGCGTGCGGCCGGATTACCGCGGCAACGTCGTCGGGCAGGTCGGAGAGGCTGTCGCTCATTGTCAGTTATGCCCCGGCGCTGCTGCCAACGGTCTGGAGCGTGGCCGTGGTGAGTGAGTTCATCTTCACAATGAAATCGCGCCATCCGGAGGCGGGAATCGCCATCGAGCCTGTCAAAGTCCAGCCTGTGTTGGTCGTGATCGTCCAGGGCTGGGCGGAACTTTGGATGATGCGGAGTTCGAACGAACTGCCGGCGGTCGGCGAGTGCATTGCTGCGATCATGGATGCCACGGTCGGTAACTGCCCGTTGGCCGGGGCACCGTTCGCGCCGGTCAGCCCCAGCACGACATACTGCTGGCCGCCGGTGATGTTCGCGGCCGTGAGGGTCGTGCCGGAGGTCGCCGCGTTGGTGTTGTATGACGCCGCGATCGGCGATACCGAACTGACCGTCCAGGCACCCGCCGCCGTGCAGTTAAAGACGCCGATCGAGCCGTTGTGCAACTGCACGCCGATGGCGGCAGCGATACCGTTGATGGTGTCCGAGGCGCCGATGAACGGGTAGACTTGGACCGGGTTGGCGCCGTTGTTCTGCACGGTCACGGACAGACCGGCACTATTCGTGGACGACGGCAGCGCCACGCCGGTCCCGGCGGCGGCCGTGGCGATGGTGTTGATCGAGCCGGTAAGCTGCGTCGCGGTGGACTGGCCGGTGCCGGCGGCGGTGATGTTGTCCTGCGGCACCACGGTTTGCAGGCCGCTGACCGAGTATCCGACCGCCAGGCCGTCCGACGACCACGCGCCGGAGGCCGCGCACTCGAAAATCACGCAACTGCGCGCCATCGCGGTAACGCCAATCGAGCCGGCGGCGCCGTCGATCGTGTCGGTGCCGTTGCCGTAAATCTGGATCGGGTTGCCGCTGTTGTTGATGACGGTGATGTCCAGGCCGGCGCCCGATCCCATCAGGACAACGCCGTCGCCTAGCGTGGTTCCGACAGCCGGGGCCGTGGATGTGTCAATGCGGTTGACTTCCGCCGTCAGCGCCGTGGCGCCCGCCTGGGTGCGCGTGGTGCCCGCGACGATACCGACCGCGGCGGTTTCATACAGCAGGCCGGTGAGCGTGCCGCCGGTCAGCGGCAGCCCGCCGCCGCCGCCATCCGACAGAACCAGGGTCGTGCCGTTGCTGCGGTAGCGCGTCCAGGGGGCCGCGTTGAGGCGGAATGTGGAGTTGAGATCGGCGAGCATCGCAGCCGAGGGCGACGATATCTGCGCCGCCGTGACATCCACCGGCGTCCAGATCCCGTCCGGACCCGTGCCGTCGAAATTCTGCAGCCCGACCGGCGCACCGGTAACGGTATCGACCAGCATCCTGATCGGTTGCCGCCAGTTCCGGGGCTGGAACGGATTGACCGTTGAACGGAAGGAACTAAAGATGGTCATTCATTTCGGCCTTGCATGATGCGCTAATGTGCGGATCGTCGATCAGTACCGAGAGGACAAGAACAATGGACGAAGAACTGCGCGCGTATCTCGATAGCATGACCGCCCGCATGAATGATCAACATGAGCGTCTGCTGAACCGGCTGACCGGCATCGAGCGGGGTTTCCTGAACGTCAAAGACTTTATGGTCGGTGATGCGCTGGTCTTGGCCAGACGCTCGCTCGACCTGGAGGCCCGCGTTACAAAACTGGAAGACGGCAAGTGATCGGCGCCATCGACGTGAGGGCCCGGCCTCTGTCCTTCACCCTAAAAGACCCATGGACTCGTCCACGTTCTCGAACGGCCGCACCGTCGCCTTCGGCATCTCGCCCTCGTTCCTGATCCTGTCAACGATCTCGGCCAAGCCGCCCCATGCGTCGGCGCCATGCGATGCGATGTCATGAACTGGGCCGGTCGGCTCCTGCGTCGTCTTGGGCACGTTCCGCTTGTAGCGTTTCAACCGCTCCATCAGGTGCGCCGCGCCCAACAGCCGGTCCGGCCGCTCCGGCGGCGTGTCGAACTTCGATGTGTCCAGGTAGATCCGCGGGAACATCATGCGGCCGGCCTTGACCCGCGCTTCGGCATCGGACTTCGGTATGATCTGCACCCGGCAGCCGAGCCCCTGCAGCAGCTTCTTCGCGTTCGTTCCGCTCTTGGGATCGTGGCTTTCGCCGTCGTGCGGCAGCCAGTCGGTGCCCCACCTGTAGTTAAGGCGGTCCATCGCCGTGAGCATGTTCGCATAGGTAATGTGCGACTCTTCCAGATAGTTTATGACATTCAGGGCGCTCGGGTGCGGCTTCTGGACCATGATGCAGACCATCAGGTCGTTCCAGCCCAGATCCCAGACCCGGTGCACGGGGAAACGGGGGTCATACGGGACTGGCCGGTAGCGTCCCTCGGTGATCATCTCCACCACCTCGGTGGCATATATCGCGCCCTGGACAACAACACGCGGGCGGCCGTCCCAGATGTTGGGATAATCCTCCCTGCTGTGAACCAGGTCGTACTGGCGGAGCCGTTCCATTTCCGGCGTCCACCACCCGCACGACACGGCATCGCGCCAGTTCATCTCGACGACCATGGCACCCGGCGGCGTGTTGACCACGAATCGCTCCCACGCCTCGTCGGTATCCATGTTTGGATTGAACGAAACCCATACCTCGGCGCCTGCGGTGCGGAAGATGGTCGGGAGAGCAATTTGAAAACTGCGGCGGCTGATGGCCTGCGCCTCCTCGCACCACAGCACGTCGAATCCCTCGTATGATTTTAGCGATTCAGCGGTCTGATCCGACAGGCCGGTAAACCGGAACAGCGTGTCCTGACGCGTGCCGCGGATGGCGTTTTCGGTCACGTCGTAAAGATCGCCATAGTCGAGTGCTGCGATCTGATCCTTCAGCAGTTGATGCACGGATTGCGACAGGGACTTCTGAACCTCACGAGCGCAGAGGATGCGCAGCGGCTGGGCCACGCCGAGCGTCAGCAGCGCGCGGGCGAACGACCAGCTTTTCAGACTGCCCCTTCCGCCCCACGCCACTTTGTAAGGATGGCAGTCGAGCAAAAAGCTGAGTTTGCGGGGAAGCTGCAACGCCACGCGCCGCTCTGGCCTGGCGACGGCCGGCCGGCGTTTGAGCGACGCGCTCATTACCCCAGTTCCGCATCCTCATCCGGCGCGTCGTCCGAGGAAGGCTCCGGCGTTGACCTTCGATCGACCGGCGCCCCGTCGTCATCGAGGCCCAGCTCCGCCAGGATGCGCGCGGCGACGTCCTCGTCGATCCAACCGCCGGCCACGCGCGCCCGCTCCAGGATGGCGGTGATGCGCTCAAGCGCGCTCATCCGTGCTTGCCCGGCTTGTGTGCGGCAGCAGCGGCATCCGCCTTGGTCTTCGCCGCAGCAGCCTGATCCGCCGCAGCTTGCGCCTTGGCCTTCGCATCAGCTTCGGCTTGCGCCAGGAGCGCGGCGCGGGAGGCGGTCGCCTTGTCGGTCGCCTCTTTCGCCGCGGTCTCGTGCGCCACGACCTCGGCCTCGGTCACGCCGGGCGGCGGCGGCGGCGGGGCGGCGTTGGCGGCGGCGTGCGCCGGGTCGAGGCCGAGTTGGTTGAGCAGATCGGTCGCCACCGAGGCGTCGGACCAGAGTCGCGCGTCCCGGTGTCGCTTGAGCACGGTGAGCGTGGCTTCCAGATTGGTGATGGTCATTGCGGTTTTCCTCAACCTACGAGTTTCACGGCCTTGCGTATGTCATCCGGCAGGCGCGAGCCGGATTGGGGCGCCGATTGTTCAACTCGCGGCGCGGCAGCCTCGCCGACAAATTCCACCACGACGCGCATCGGCGTATCGGCCGGCTTGCCATCGTCAACGACGATGCGTTCGGACCAGCCCATCCGCGCCTGTGTGTAATACTTCGCGGCGTTGAAGTTGGGCGGCAGCGCCGGGCGTCCTACTGCGGCTTTTTGCCCGAGCGCCATCTGGATCAGCGATTTTACGACCAGGCCGTCGATCTCCGCGGCGCCGGTGTTGATTTCGTGCCGGAAGTGCTTGCGCAGAGTCTTCGGCGATATCTTCAGCACGGCAGCGATTGCGGCCTGCTTGATCCCGCCCGCAACCATAGCTTTCACCGTCACCTGGTCCTTCTCAGTCGCCTCGTATGGCGGCTGGCCGCGCTCGCCGGGGGTGACGGGTGGCGCGATTGCGACCGGAGGCGGGGCAGCTACAGCCTTGGCCGGACTCTTACGCTTTGGGACGGGCGGCTTGCGGGCGGGCATCGTGACCTAGCGGTTGATCAGCCCCGGCGGCATGGCCGGAACCTTTGGCTTCAGCACATTGCGCGGCTTGCGAGCGGGCTTGCCGGACGGCTTGCGCACGGGACCGGCCGACTGCCCGGCGAACTTGCCGATGCGCGGCGCGGGAACAGCCACGATCAGTACTTCTGCGACGGACCGCTGGCGGGCGTCGGATTCTTGTCCGCGCCAAAGCCCGCCTGGAACTGATCGTCCGCGTTTCCGGGCGCGCCTTCGGAACTCTTGTCGGCGTTCAGAATGTCGAGCGCAGCCTTCAACGCGGCCCCGATCGAGTCAGCCGGGACGCCCTGCGACGCTCCGCCTCCGCCACTTGGAGGACCACCAGCGCCGCCACCAGGTGCCGGAGCACCGCCTGCCGGACCCATCGCATCGGCATCGTCCTCGCTCGTGTCGTCGTTGTCGCCGCCGCCCGAGGGCTCGTCGCCCGGGTAGACGGTGTAAGAGCCGTCGCCGTTCGAACAGATCGTGACGATAACATCGCCGCCGCCGCCGCTGTCGTCTCCGGCATCGCCTCCGGCCGAGGGATCGCCGCCCATCGTCGGGTCAGCGCCCATGCCACCAGCCGGGCCGCCGCCAGGCGGGGGAGTTGCGAGCGCCATTGCGGGAGCTTTTGCCATTACAATCTCCGATTAAGGTTTCACGAGCAGCGCCGTGATGATGTGTGCACCGCCGAACTCCGTCGTGTGCCGCTTCCGCAGCCGCCGCAGCAGCCCCACCTTCACACCGGCCGCAGCGAGATCGGCGAAACACGCATCGACGTTCAAACGAGCCGCCTGCTGCGTGACCTTCACGCTCAACATGACCAGCGGGTCCGAATAGATCGTCGCCACTGTGCCGACCGGCAGCGGGTTCGCGGCGTAGTCAGGCAGCACGCCGCTCGCGACCAGCGCCTTTTTGGACTCGTCACGCCATGCGTCGCTTTGCGAATCAGCGCGGGACGATGCCCAGTATGCCAGCACCTCCCGGCTCTTGGCGGTTTTCGCTTTTGACAGCAGCTCGGCATAAGCGCGATCCAGTTCGGCGCGCACTTCGGCGTTGGGGTCGGGCTTCGCGGCAGCCTTGGGCGAGCGTGCCCGCGAACGAGGCTTGGCGAGGGTGTCGTCGAGCGGCATGGGTGCCCTTACGCCGCCGCGGGCGGTGCCGGTGCCGGTGCCGGTGCCGGTGTCGCGGCCGGTGTGTTAGCCGTCACGGCAGCCGCCAGGGCGGCGGACTGGGCTGTAATGGCGGTGTGCAGTGCGGTGAGTTCTGACAGTTCGGCCGGCGTTGCGCCTGCCGTGCCTGCGGCGGCCGTGGCGGTGGCGAGCTGTGCGGCAAACCCGTCGATCAGCGCCGTGGCACTGCTGACCGTCGTGGTGAGCGCGGTTACGTCGGCCTGGAGTTCTGCGATATCGGAGTCGAAAGTCGAGACGGTTGAGGACATTTTGAGTATCTCCGTTTGCATCGTTGCCAGAGTGGCAATGATCTGGTTGAGCAGTTTGGTGGTGTTGCCGAACAGAGCCATTACGGGGGGCCGCGCCGATACCAGAGGCCGCCGGAACCGCTGAAGCCGAGCAGCAGATCGAGCAGCCAGATGAGCAGGATCAAGCCGAGCACCACCTGTATAATCCGCGGGAACGGCGGGGGCAGAGGCAGTATCGTGACGATCCAGTACGCCACAGACAGGACCAGCAGCAGGATGATTAGCTGCACGAGGATGGGTATCATTCCACTGTTCCCTGAAGTTCGGCCTCGATCGCGATCAGCCGCCGCTCGTGGTCGACCATCGCGGCCGCGAACGCGTCGGCGAGCCGCATCTGCCCGTCCATCACCAGCAGCACCAGATCGGCGGTGATGCCCTCGACGGCGCGGGTATCTCCGGCGGCCTTGGCTCTCGCCAGGATGGCTTGCAGATTTTCCAGACTCATGGAGAACGCGGCGAGGTCGAAGGTCATCGGATCTCCGTCACGGCGCGAAGGCGTGGTGACACGCCGGGCACTCGACGGTCTTCTCGGTATGCCGCACCGGCCTGGGCGGCGGCGGCTCCGGATCATCGAATAGCGCCGACAGTTCGCCGGCATCGAAACCCGTCAGACTGAGGTCGAAGCCCTCGTCGCGCAGTTCGCCCAGTTCCAGAGCCAGCAGCTCCT